GTGCTGATGTCTTCCATTACAAAATCCATCTCTTCATCAATAATATCCATATCTACAGCCATATTGATAGCACCTTGAAACATAGCCAAGATACGCACAAAGTCTCCAGGAAAAGAAGTAACTTTATCTTTGAATTGCGGATAGTCAGGAGCTTGATCAAATGCAGGTAATAATTTATTTGTTGCATCTACTAAGCGGTTCATTGCATTTGCTGAGAAGTCTCCTTTAGGGGCCATCTGTGCAAACTGTTCATCTTCTGATTGTTCAGCCTCTGCAATTACAATTTCCATTTCCATAGCTGGATTGTCCTCTGCGTCAGGCATTTTATTTTTATATTCCATAGCCATATTGGCCTCCTTATATTTTGATTGAATCATCGTAAGTTTTATCTAAAGTGCCATCGACTGCGTCTTTGGCTGTCCAAGTTTCCATTACAGCGTCTTCTTTAGAGACGCCGCTGTCTACAAGATCTTTATATTTATTTTCCAAAGCATCCTGTGCTTGCTTCTGTGTCTTCTTTTGTTCTACTTTCTCATTCCACCAGTTGTCACCACCTAGATCTGAGAGAGGTACAAATCCAGACTTCTCCATTATGTCACGCTCATCTTTCATGGACTTAACGTATCTACCTAGTGAAGCAGAGAAGTATCCTCTAGCATCGCATCCTGGACCTGTAGATTGACCGTGAATACCAAATCCTCTTGGCAAACATTTATGAATATTTTCTGATCCGCAAGGTTCTGATGAAGCATCTTCTGCCCAGTGATCCCAACCACAATGTGTAGGTATCTCCAGTTCGGTATCTTTAGTTTCTTTGTCGTATCTGAATTTTAAAAATAATTCTGTTTCAGATCCACAGTCTCTGCATTGGTATCTGTGTAAAGGCATTAGGCTCTCCCTCCTCTATTCATTAGCATTTGACTTAGCTGCTCAGCAGGAAGCTCTCCTGCAGGCCCTATATCGCCTTCTGGCGGTAGTTCTCCTGGCTGCCCTTGTGGTAAGCTAGCTGCGCCTTGAGGAGGCGCTGGTGGAGCTTCTAGAAAGGTTTTAGGTAAGTCATATAATCTGATAATTTCTTCTTTAACTTTCTCGCTAGGTACACCAAGTTGGATTAGCTGTGGTGCCAGCTGAATAAGATTAGATTTTTTTATTGAATCTGATAGCGGTGTTGATGATTGGTCTAAGGCAACGATCTTAAACTTTGCATCCAAATCCGATACGGTAATTACTTTCGGCAAATCATCTATCTCAATTGTTGCTCTCTCACCTTCTTCACAAAGCAGGGATACAGTTCTAAGATAAGCACGGGATAATAATTCTATTGCAGAATCTTTTTCTCTTGCCATCTTTCCAATCTCTGAAGCACTGTATTGCGCTAAGGCTGTAATCTCTGTAGCAGTAGCTTTAGTTGCTTCACCTCTAGAGAATGGAGCTAAGATAGAACCTCTGTTTATATCCGCTTCAATTTGGCCTAAGTATCTGTCAAAGTTAGAAGAGATAGCAGGAACATCTACAGATTTAATTATTCCTTCTAGAGATTGCTCATCAACAGGAATCATAGCACCATCAATACCAGCAGTAATTTGAGCTAAGGCTTCAGGATCTAAAGTTCCTTCTTTGTATAAGTATTGGCGGGAATCTCTACGCACAGCATTTGCCCAATAAGTTCTAAGAATATTTTTCTCAAAAAACTGATCATACACACGAGCTACAGCAGAGAGACCGCACATAGGTCTCTCAGGCTTTCTAGCAAAATAAATAGGGCATAGTGGGGATAAAGGCTTATCGTCATAAGTACGCAAGGGTATCTCAGACTTTTCTAATAATTTATCTCCGTCACTGTAATTCGGTGACCAGATGTACAAGTAGTCATAGGCAAAGTCATACAGCTCTACCACTTGGATGTACAGGTATTCATCAGGAAGATTATTTATTTTTCCATTGTAAGCAGATCTAGAATCCGTGTCAAAGTAATCTACTTTAGGAATAGCCGTAAACTTTTTTTGTCCAAACTTCTGCTTGGCTTCTGCAATTGTAAGGTAGTATACGTGGCCACAGAAGCGCTGTGAATCCCATGAAGCAGCGTCCATATCTGTTATTACTTCCCAGGGCGGTAAAGCCTTTATAGCTACCTTCTCCAGCATGTCATCAGACTTAGCATCATAAAGTTTTAAAAAAGAATTTGGATAGATAAGGGCAAGTCTAGAAGCTATCTCTATCTGCTCACGCTTTTCAAAAAGAAATCTGTTTACTACTTCCTGTGCCATATCTGGATTGCCATTAGTCATTGAGGGATCTTTACCTACTGCGACTGCTGGAGATCTAGAAAATAAACTTGCAATAAAGCCTTCTACATAGGAAAAGCAATCTGCAGTTTCTACACGTATCATTCCATCATCTACATCCATACCAGCCCAGAATCTGTTCTCATAGGAATTTTTAAATCTTTTTAGTTCAGGACGAAGGTGGTCAAAGTATTCTTCGTGTTCCGTCAATATAGTCCTAATCAGATGTACTGCTTGTTCTTGTGTTCTGCTCATATGAAGTCCTCTATATATTAAAAAGTAAAAGGTTTAGTATCTGCGGTGTACTTTAGTAGCTGCACCTGCTTTGTCCTTTATTCTTTGTGCTTTCTTCTCTAGTATCCAAGATGGTAAATAAGTTTCAGATTTTAGCTTTACCGAATCTAAACACCAACAAGCAAGGGCCAATGCCATTGCGCTGTCACTGTGGCCTTCCTTAGAAGAATCTAAAAACTTTATTCTTCCCTTGTCATCTGTTTGTATCGTACGCAATTCAGCAGCTGTTGTGCTATCCATCATATTGATCTTGCCATTCTGGATTTCTTTTTTTAATTTCTCAAAGACTAGGGGCTTGGACTTAGCTGTGGTAAGAAAATCTTTTCCATCTTCTTTCCATAGCCTTGTGCAGCCTTGATGTCCTAGTTCGTTAATGGTAGCTAAGCCGTAGTTGTTAGCTTCTACAAGTACAAGTGCTGAATTGTATTGCTCAGAGATTTCAAAAATATATTCTGCTAACTGTATGGGTGTTATCTGATTAGATCTCCAGATACACACAGGATTATTTGTGCGCTTAGACATCACTGTAATAACGCTGTAATCCCTTCCTACACCTCCACCTACGTCTACCCCTATGGCATACTGATCAGAATGGTCAGGCTCCTGTAAGGTAAGCCAGTCTAAGCCATCATGGGTAATGATCTCACAGCTGGCAAAGTCTTCAAAAGAAAAATAAGTATTTCCTGAGATACGATAAGCTTCTTCTAAAGTTGTAGGATATTCTCTTGTGAATTTCTCTATACCTAACTTACCTACTTTGCGTCTGCGCCATTGTATCTGTCCTAAGGTCACACCACTTTTTACTAAAGAGGATTCATATTCCGTTAGGTTATCAGCTTCTACCTCTGCCGTATATTCTTCATGCTCATACCAAGGAAAAAATAAATAATTCCATTTGGCTTGTTGCAATTCGTATGCGCGGATTTCTTTGTGCAGACAGTCGTTGTAGTAGTTGGCTGTGGATTCAATAATAATTTGTCCATCATTTACTGCGGCTAATGCAGTAGCTTTAAGTTCTTCTGGATCATCAGCAAACGCATATTCCGATATATGGATCTTTGTAGCTGTGAATGAACGTAAGCCCCCTGTCTGTGTTGAGGCGGCCGCTATGATGCGTCCTCCTCCTTTAAAAGCTAACTGCGTAGTGTTGTCTACCTCTAGCTCTCTCTGCAGAACCTCTGGCAAAGAATAATAAAAATGTTTGTACATCTTTAGGATTTGCTTAGAGGATTCTAGCTTATAGGAAAGAATAGCAAAAGTTACAGGCTCTTCAGAACGATAGGCTAAGGCAAACAGATAAGCCGACCAGAAGGTTGTGGAACCCATCTGTCTAGCTTTTAAAACTAAAATATCTTCACCAGTCTCAGCTGCTTCTAGCATACGTGTCTGCTCTGCATTTAGAACTAGCTGTTGCTGCTTTCCGTCTTTGTTGATGATGCTTAGCTTTTCTATAAATTCCTTCAGATCCATGTCCTGAATAATTTCTAAAAGTTCTTTGTCCATTATCCAGCCTTCTTCAACCAGTCCTTCACTTCATTAATTTTCTCTTTATTATCTTCGCCTTTAGTGGCAGCTAGCCTCTGAAGTGAATCCAACATAGATACGATA